GAAGAAACCATTGCCGAGTATTACAAAGAGTTAGACAACTTACATCATAATCCTCCTTCCGGGTAAACATCACATGAGTTTTCTTAATATATACCCGCCCTCGTACGCGTTCTGATCACCACGTACGGTCACATAGTCCAGGTTTCCCGTGGCCCTTCTGTGGCCTGATCCCAGGCGTTCACGGCCATGAGCATGTTGCGCACTGCGTCTTCAGTGCTTTCGCCTGACTCCGCACGACCGAGCGCCTGAGCGGCAATCAGGAGGCGGAGTCTATCCAGGTCTCGCACTTCTACCCTCAGACGGTTCAGCCTGGCGACTAGATCGTCAAGCCATAGTCTGATCCCAAAGCCCAGTGAGACACGGAGCTCTAAATCCATCCAGGCGGGTGGTATATAGGCGTTTTTTCTATGACTCTGATTCACGTAGCACTAATTAAGGCATGGGAAGTAGGCAGCCAGCTCAGCCGGCACCACCCCGTCAATAGCGTCCCTGAATTGCCACATGAGGCAGGCCCCAATGTAGCGAGGCAACACCTTCCGGTGTAGGTAGTTGAGGTGTTTGTCCGCCTCTGTTACAACCAACGTCCCTACCTGTAGCCCGGCAGGTGGGGCAGCGAGCGCGTCGATAATGCGTCTCCAGCTCATGTGGTACAAGTTGCGGAACGGTGTGAGCACGCATGCCAGGCGCGTGTACATCAGCGCCTGACCCTGCTTTGTGTTGCCACGCCCCAGCGAGCTTGGTTGAGCTCTCGCCATACAGTGGTCGTACATGCCACACACATCGAGACGATCCTCCAGCCCGCCCGTGAGGTCTCGCGCTGCACAGCGCCTCGCTTCAAACAGGTCGCGTGGGAGTGCGTAGACCGGGCGCACCCACTGCACAGAACAAGGTCTATACATGATCGGAGCCGTGCCCGGGGCGTATGAGAGTCTTGCAATGTACGCAGAACTACGATTAGCGTCGGGCGGTGAGGCGCTGCAGCTCGATATGAGTGGGCGGAAGCCGCGCGCCGTTGCCCAAGATGCGAAGCTATCCAGCTCCCCCTGAGTCAGGAACAGTCGCATGAGTACGGTGCCATGCCAGTTCGCAAACGACAGGGGATCTAGTAGCTCCACCCCATACCTCGTCGCACCGCCCTCTATATCGATGATCACATTGTGATACTCATCACGGGTCAGTGCCATTCTCCCTCCGTCGTCAAACCAGTTACCCGTCGTGTCCCACATAACACTTGATAGCTTTGCAAGGGGGCGACCGGCGATATCCCCGGGAACCCACCCAAGGGCAGCGGTCCTCCCTGGTGGGATAATCGACGCGAGGTCCATGCCATCGGACCTGAGTCCGAGGCCGTCGAGGGCTGCTTGTATCCCACCTGACCCAGTACCAACCACAAGCGTAAGCCCTCTGAGTCCCCTTATGTGGGGCCCCCAGACTGCGGCGACCGTAGACCTGCACCCAGTGATACGGGCCAGACGGTCTCCCACGTAGGCCTGTCCTTTCACGGGGTTGAGGTACTGGGGCGGTGCAGGCATAGATACCCGCTGTCCGGTGGTGGTGATCGTGCAGTACGAAGGGGCAGGAATATCGGGCTCGAGTAGAGACACGGACGTAGGGGGTCGCACTGGAGCAGGCTCACGGTCCCTAAGCCTCCTCCATGCGGAAGTGTCATCGCCCGCAAGGATTCCTGGATCGGATAACAGGATGTCCTCTGGAAGCAGTCCTTCTGCAGCTGCAAGCGCAGCACGCGCAACAACCCGTCGGCCTCCCGCGGTCTGCACGTGCGTAGCAATTGGGTTGTCGTCATCTACTTCTTTCCATGTGTCACGTATTAGCCGCTTGAACACGCCCAACACGGACTGGTCTGCGGATAGAAGGGCGATCCAGGCAACGACACCTAGCTGCATTCTCACCGTGAATACCGGAGGCGCTGTCCTGCAAATCTCGGGGAATTGTATGTTTCCCCATGCGTCCCGGACCAGCGCAGGGCTGCGGATGTCATGTCGCACGGACCCAATGAGACGACGCTGCAAGAATCTTACAGCGTTCGCATGCCCGGAAGTGCCCGGGTTCTCCCTACCAATGCCTAGCTCAAGCGCGTACGCTTTCTCCGTTAACGGGTGCGTAACGGCGAGGTACAGGTGGTGGGCCATTGCGGCGCAGAGGTTGTCGACGAGAACGTCTTCTGCATGCCGCCATCTGCGCTGCTCCGTAAACCACGTCATGTGCCATGTGACGGCGAGAATGCAGGCGCGAACCGCGCATGTGAGTATTCGCTCGGAGCCCTGGCTGGTGGCCGCCGCGATATCTACGCCTGAGATAGCTCTTGTATCTCCGGTCTCAGCAGCCATGTTCCCTGTATGCTTTCCACAGAGAAGCAGTGTGAACAAGCCCGTAAGCAGACCCTGCCGGCTGACGAGGGTAGCAGTAGGTGTTCCAATTCTTGGGGCTGTCCGCAAGATCCTCAGGCTCGGGATGTGGGCCAGTGGGTTGTGGGGGAGCGGTACCATGCGTGGAGCTGGGACTGTCGACGTGCGGCTTGGATCGGGTAGTGGTGGATACTCTGACCCCAGGAGCGCTATGCGAAAGACACGCCTTGGACGCCCAGCGCGCATTGACAAGCACGAGGCGGTGACAACCGCCGACATAAACGATTGCATGGGTATCGGGTAGTCTGTACTGCCACCCGATATCCCTGGGACGTTGTCAGTGTTCACCTCAACCCAGGTCCGTGGTGCTGGGTTTCCGGTAGGCCCAATCAATCGTGCGCCGTGTAGCGACTCGTAGCGGTGTCCTGGAGTGCCCGATACGGTGTTGGGGAGCAGCTGGGTCAGCTCGTTGAACGGAATTGAGCACCTTGACGCGCAGACCGATTCGTAAATCTGTCGCACTTCGGGCGACAGGATGCCTGCTGTAGCGCTTAGGACCATCTTTCCCAGATCCACCGTGCCAGGGGTACGCACGATCTCGTACCGTTCAGCCGCACGGCGCTCCATCGTCTTTGAGCCAAGGTAAGGCGTGCATGGTCCTGTCACGCTCAGATCTGGATTTGAGCGTGTAACACAAGTGACCCCGTGGCCTAGCTGAGGGAGCACCACATAGTCAAGCGGCTGTGCAACAGAGGCTCCGATGATACCACCCGGTCCCAGACCCCAGCGCAGTCTCAGGGTCTCTGCCAGGTGGTAGGACAGAGCCGTTGGGACATAGCCAGGGTAAGTCATAGCCCCTAAGAAGCGTAAGTTGACACTCTGTATTCGACGTAGTGACGCCTGGAACGCACCAACCTGGGTCTCATAAGGGGCCATCTTGAGCAAGGTCCCGGCAGCGGTGAATTTCTTAGCCACGCGTGTCGCACGCCCCAGAATACTTGCATCTATGATGTCTGAGACCATTGCCGGGATAACCGGGCGGATGCTGGAGACCGCACGAATTAGCGGGTCCTTTGTCGTTGTTGCCACGGCCGCCAGCTCACGCACATGCTCGTTCCTGGACGCACTGATGTATGACATAGAGAAGTCCTCCATGACGCTTGCACCAGTACGGGTAGCCAAAAGTGGCAACCCGTACGGGTTGAGTGTCAATTGGAGCGGATCTGGCTCCTCTGTATACGGGTCATCGCTATCCAGGTACTCGAAGTAAGACCGAATAGCCGGGAGGGAGGAGAGTAGGCGTAGCGACGCAAGAGCATGGGACAGCGGGTCTGGGTCACCTTTGTAGATGTACGCCCCGATGGGGACAATTGGAAGCCCTCCAAGAACAGGTGGCACACACCAGGTGAGGTGGGTCTGTGTCAGCTTGCTGGCCTCCATCTGGTCAAGGACTCCGTATTGGTTGTATCCAGCCGCAATTCCTGTGAGGTACGCATGGGCATGAAACGCCCCGAGTGCCCACACCAGGATAGGGTCCGGCGCGTTGGCTGCCGCAGTGAATGAGCTTGAGGCGATGCCGCCCAGATCGTCCTCCAGTGTCTCCAAGCTATCCGATGATCCGTGTGTGATACGCGCCGACGGCTTGACCACCTGCGGGATGAGGCGCCCATTCACATAGAAGTTCTTCGAGTAGGTCAGAACAGTCATACTTCCGAGAAACTCTTCTGGTTTGCATTCGTGGTTGCACTCCGCGCATCCCTCTTCGATGTCGGCTTCGATCTGGGTGGCCCGCTCTCCCCGCTTGTCTGCCGGGATAGAGGCCATGTCTATGACCAATGTCTGGTTGTCCGCCTGTCCGAGTAGACGGAACGGAAGGCGATGGCGCCAGAGGCAGCGGTAGATCATTACCTCTGTGATCACTGTCCAGAACCGTTGCTCGATGCCCTCTTTCCCTGAGTTATCATTCTGCCAGAGCATATCAGACGGCGTCACTTCCCGAGGGTACCACGGTGACTCCAAAGAATCGTTTTTGGTGTCCCGATTCGACATACAGAACTCGGCCCCACTGAAGAACCTGTGTGACCCGCCGAACAGATTCTTCACGCCCGCCATCTTATCCATCAGGTAGCCAATCGGTCGAGTGAGACGTTCGCGAAATCGCAGATTCCAACCAGACAGATCGAGTTCCAGCTTGTACTTACCCTCACCCTTCGTTGCATCATGGAGGGCTTCGGTGAGTTGCTGACCCGTCATTGCCATGCTAGTGTAGGGAATGAGCGGGAAAAACAGTTCTTTGACATTCTCCTGAATGATTGAGAGCGCTCGCCTTATCTGGGCTGCGAGGACAACGAACATACGTGCGTGCTCTTTGTGCTCCTGCTCTTTGGGCACCAGGCGGCATCGGCGCCACTCGTCTGGCCATACTTCTCGTGCGAACGCCTCTACATCAGCCTTTGTGTCCACCAGTGGAGTGTCAAGGACTTTGGCAATCAGCCTCTTAATGGTGACCTCAGAGAGGGCTCCATTGTAAAAGTCCTTTGCTCGGGATTTGGGCTCGAGGGTCGACTTGTCGGCAATAAGCTCCAGGTAGTCCTCGTGGTACATGAACTCAAACAGATCATGCATTTCGGCATGGTACCAGTCTTCTAGCGGGTAGCTGCCGTCGACAATGTCCAAATACCGGGCCCTATGCATGCGTTCCAGCTTAGTCCCTGGCTTGGAGAACCGGATCGGCGGGTATTGACAGTGCATCCTCACGTAGTTTTTCAGGATCAAGTGCTGGAACAGGCAGGCGATTTCGGACACCGCGGCCACCGTCGTATTGTCTTCCGACGTGCCTGATGCCTTTGCCTTTGCCCCTGACGTGACTACGTCAACGACCGGATACCCAAATGTTGCCATCATTCCGCTCAATTCCGTGGCCTCGTCGATGGAGATACAGTCTGCTACCACGTTAGATAGCGCGGTCACGTATTTACCTGACCCTCCCACTGCGGATTCTTTGACGACAAACTTCGCTCTCATCTTCTCGAAGCTGGACGACCCATACCCGTGGTGGCCGCCACTCACGTCGCTTGCGTACGTCTTGGCAAGAGGTTCCAGTCCTTTAGCTATTTCGTACCCGCTGTCGCCGTATGCGATCACTATGTTCCTCTGTGCCCGTAGGCTTCGCGTGTACAGGTCAACTAGCCGGGGCAGATCCGGACGCGCGATTTCACATCCCAGGAGGGTCTTCGCCACCTTCTCAAGGCTGTCTAGCATCATCAGAAACGCAGACACTGGGTAGAAGAACGCGCACTCGGAGCCTGCATAGCTATGGGCGACGCCGTTCGCAGTCATGACAACAAGGCATCGACCGTGACGTACTTTCTGAACTGGGAACCGTTCTCGTTGGAATCTCCCCCTAAGCCGCTGGTAGGCGCCGCGCAGTGTGTCCCAGGCTTCCCACTGGCCCAACGTTGTTTCTGTGGCCTCTGGCAGTGGGGTGCACACGTACCCTTTTTTGCCCAGGCCAGCGTGAGCAGCGCGGTGCATGTCTCTTGACCACCTGAGTGCGCCTCGAGACCTCGACGACGAGTTCCAGCTCAGGCTAGCCCACGTCCGAAGGAACTGTTGCAGTCCGCTACCGTATGCCGGAAGCAGACGTAATCCCGGGAACACGTCGCGGAAGGCGTCGACGGCATAGTACGCGCCCTGGAGGTTAGTTCCTGTGCGGAGCTTTGGATGCATCGTATTGTCCCGCGCGGCGATCAATTTGTGATACTCGGTGGTTGTGACCGCCATGTTGAACCGTCGTGGCATCCGTGGCCCTGTACTCGATCCTTCCGCATTCCCAGTCGGATTGTCGTCGTCACCCATACCTGAAGCACCCATCGCGCGGACCTCGTCCATTTCACCTGGTAGGTCAAGGATGTCGTCCATGGTGAGCGGTGGTTTTCTTATGACTCTTTGTCACCCTATACCATGATTCGTAGCCCGCCGTAGCCACCCAGGTTCCGAGTGGTCGTAGGCATGCAGTCCGGTCGTAAATCAACATACTTTGGCGCTGCCAATTAGGCGTTCGGCAACGGGTCCTACCACTTCATGGCTTAGACAGTAGTGGGCAAATATCGCCACAGCCCAGGGAGAAGATCCAGGCCTCCTTGGGATTGATGCGAGGCCGGTGAGAAGTGTCTCCAAGCAGTCGCCCATCTGGGAGCATGGGCTGTCGCGTAGCATGAGGCCCCAGCTTGTAAGTACCTCCTCGCAGCCACTGGCGCCATTGCCGACAACTAGTTCTCGTACCTTCCTTGGGGGGCGCATCTCCCCGCTAGATGATGTCGGTAGATGCCAAGGAGCCATCGCTGCCAGAACTACATGGATGCGGACCCATGGACACACATGGAGAGCCGTGTCGAGGATAAGGAATAGGTCTTTCGCTCGGTACGCCGGGTCTTTCTCCACCGTGGCGAGTCGTACCACTTTGGGCAGATGGGAAGGGCTTGGCGGCTTTCCGAGAAGAATGCGGATAGCTTCGTTAACCATCTCCCAGGCCTGTGGCCCATCCCCGGCGCTCAGGTGGGCGATCGATGAGTCCAGGAATATCGTGGCGAGAGTCTCTGCGTACGGGTCAACGCTTGAGCGCGAGATGGCGGCGATGTGGTCCGACAGAAGAGGCATTTCGTCTGCGAAGGGATGTTGGCGGTTTTTGAATGACTCTCGTTCACCCTACACTTTCCATTTGACTACAGACGCTCCGAGCGCGGCACAAATGCGCGGCCTACAGGTGGTCCGATAGCGGTGACCGGGGACAGCCCTTGGCTGCGCGAACCGGACGGCGGCGGTAGCGCAACCGTCTTGAGCGCGTCTAGCCGCTGACGAAGCGCCTCTATCTGTAGAGATACCCGCATTTCGCTAGCTGCCGTTTCGGACTTAGCTGTTGTTGACATGGCGTGGGCCAGCGCTGCACGGTCCCTTGCAACCTCTTTTTCTAGCTTTCCGAGACGGCTCTCGAACTTCACGAGCTCGTCGACCATGGCCATTAGTGAGTCAAGTGTCGGAACCGGCTTGCCTTCATCAATGCCTGAAATTCCTTCGCGGACCCGTTTCCTGAACGCTTCCGTGGCGATAGGGTCGATGTTCAGCGGCTTCAGTGTCACGGACGGGTGGGGCCCAGGGATGAACTCATCTTCCCGGCCAAACGGTGAGTCCGGCTCATCTTCTGCCCAGTCCTCAACAGCTGTCGTCCCCGGTAGCTGGTAAGGTGTCACAGGCCGTGATATGTCGGACGCGGGAGCCGGGTGGAGGTTTGGTTCTCCTTCCGGGTTGTCAAGCTGCGGCCTGGGCAGGATAGTCCGCCCAGCCTCGCTCTCGTGGTCCGAATCGGGGGAAGGAGGGCGGTCTGCCTGTTCTAGTGGGCCCATCGGATCCTCGGGCGCACTTTGCGCAGGGCCGGTTTCCTGTTGCACAGGCTCAGAGGCTGCTGGGACGTCTGTATCTAGTGCAACCAGTGTTGACAGGTAGCTCATGGAGATTGGCCCAGCTGGTGATACCACAGTGTCACTAAGTTTCATCTTCTCGTAGTTCGGAAGCAGATCTTCTTCCAGATACGCGGGCTGGGTGCCCGAGGGTGATGACATCGCGGCGGTTTTGTTATGACTCTTATTCAACCTATACTTACGATGTTGGTGGTCCGATACGCTAACCAGGCTGTACGCCTACAAGCGGGGAAGTGGCAGGTTGAGATCCGCGCACGCGGTCATGAAGGCCTGCTTGACGTCATCTGGAACCGCGCGTCCCGCGCCAAAGTTGCGCATACCTCGACCCACGGCAAATGCGGCTGCATCGATGTCCCGGCTCAGCAGTGCCAGGAGGGAGTAGTCATCGCGCGCGGACAGGGGGTTCGTTGGTCCGTATATAGCGCCGAAGTACGCACGGTAGGGCGATGCGTTCGCGCTATACGCATCCCAGTGTTCTTGAAAAGCGGGCAGCTGCGCGGACAACCGCGGAACACGCTGCAGCGCCGGCCCGTACGCGAGGATGAGCTTACGCGCAAGCTTGAGACCACCAAATCCCTGGTCTCGCCAGAGGGACGCCTGGGATGCCATGCCTGATTGCTGTGCGTTGACTTCACGAGATGTAGCCCAAGACACCAGGCAGTGCGCAAACGGGATACGCGCACGCCGGTCACTCTGCAGAGCGTTGTTCACGCAGCGCAGCGTGTCGAGCGTGGGCAGGAGGTGGACAGGGAACTGGTCGAGTCCTGCGCCCTTGGCAGCAGCGAGGGGACGGCTTTGCGTGAAAGCCGTAGCGTTCATCGCAGTAGGCGCTTTGACCACGCAAAAGCCCACGAGCGCGAATAGCGCTGTCGCATCACGGATGCTTACTTGCCCGAGCGTCGCTTGGCCCCACTGCTGATCGCTAGGAAGAGCGTTGGCCTCTGCGACAAATGTCGCCGGAGTGAGGGGCAATCCGCCTGCATCCACCTGCTGCCCGTAGATGCGGAACGTGTGCGGATTCACATTCTCAACGTCCCACCGGCAGTCAAACATCGGTCCGTGACAGTCAGGCACCAGACAGTGGGCCAAGTTGCCGATAGCTTCGATAATCGCGATCGGTGTGTCCGAACCGCAGTGAAGCAGCGCTTGGGCGCAGTACGTGCGGCGCTGCGGTGCGGTTGACTCCTCCGGGAAAGCGTAGATCATGGGGACCAGCGGCCGCGAGAACGTCGTAGGTTGGTCTCCGGTAGTGCGGGTCCCCCACACACGAAGCGATCCGGCGTCAAGGACAGGAATTGACAGACCCGCAGGAGTAACAGCGACCGCAGATGATGGCACAGCTGCCCGTGAGAAGTCAAACCCTGAGTACGCGCCACCCGTACCGGGCGTCAGGTCGACCGCCGGTTGCTGCTGGGGTTCGGCCATTGTCGGTTACGCTTTCGGAGTCAGTAATCGGATTGGGTAGATGGGCGGATCCGTTCTCGGCGTTGAGGTGCTTTTTATGACTCTTAGTCGCACGCGATCTTTACGCGACGGAGAATAGATATGTAATAATTTCAAAGTATCTCTATGTATCAGCAACGCTTTCT